GTTGATGTCTGGGTGTTGCGCTCATTAAGGTTGCGCATGAGTGCGGTGAGGTCTTCACATTCCTCTTCGGTGGGAGGTGCTGCAGTTGTTGGCGTGTCGTCAAAGAGCATTGGGAACATATCTTGCACGGTCTTGCCTTTGGGGTCACGATTGGAAAAGACTGTCGCATAGACGCATTCTGCCAGCAGGCGGTGGGTAAAGCGGTTACGTTTGCGGTAGCCGCGTTTTATACTGTTTATTTCCCACCATGTCAATTCGTAAAGGAACTCATGGCGCGGGATACCAATCTCACCCACGAAGAGCTGATACAGTTCATGGGCGTTAGTTAGTTTTTTTGGTCGTTCCCTTCCTGTTTTTCTGCCTCTTCTTTGGGCTCTATGTCAGGAACCGTAAAGAACTCAACCGCCATAGCACTTACTATATTATAGGCAGCAAGTATCTCCTTGACTAACTCTATGGTGTCAGCGTTCATCAGGTCATCGATGGAAGGCTCTTCCTTGCCATCAGCCGACAGTATGGCTGCAACGATGAGCGCAATACGGTCACGAAGCTGAGAGAAGTCATTGGTGAAGAATGAATTGCCGGTGATCTCTTCATAGCCCAGGATGGTCTTCATGTAGAAACAGGCTGGGTAGGTCTTGCCGTTGAGGGTGATTTCTTTTCTTATCATAGTTTTTTATTCAAGCGGGGGAAATTGTCAAGCGGGGAAACCGCTTGACACTGTGTAATAATTAAAAGCCGCCCGTCTGCTGGCAGCAAGAAAAGTATTGCGAGACAGACGGACGGCGGTGATGTTGTTAATCGTTATCATCGGTGCCGGGCACTATTGCTCCGTAGCCGTTGATGGTGTAGTTGTACGTGGTGTTCTGCTTGTTCTGCGCCTGTATCTGGAGATTGGTGAGTTTGCCCTGACCGTGCGCAATCTCTTCCACGATGGTGCGGTTGTTGGTGCCTTCCATCACACAGATGCGCCAGTTCAGCAGCTGGTCCTTAATCCAGTTCTCGAAGTCGTTCAGACCTACGGCACCTGTCAGCAGGGTGTCATTAGGTGTGAGCACAAGCCCGCTGCCGGTGATGTCGTAAGACTGACCAACTACCTCGTATTCCAAGTCTGTGCCGGTGGTGTCCTTAGTAGAACTATCCTCCGTCTGCGCAGATCCATGAAGAGCCATCTGCTTAGCGGCTGCTACTACCGTCGAAGGATTGGCAGCTACAGCCACCAATAGTCTGATGTATTGTCCTTTCTGCATAATTAGCTAAGCCCTCCTGTGCCTTGGAATTGAAGTGAGACTGCGACAGTTTCTCTGTCGTTAAAGCTCATTGTAAAATCATTCAACAGTGCATTGCCGTTGCGCTTGAAGTTGGCATTCTGCTTGACGCGGTTCTGCGCGCCCGCAGTCTGGTCCCAGCCAACAGGAACGGCCTGTGCTGCTATGAACGTCGAGATGATAGAGCGCAGAGCGGTTGTGTCGCTCTGGTAGGTATCCACCTGTGCCGACCATTGGGTGCTCGTAATCGTTTCCTCGGTGAACATGCCTTCGGTGTCCTTTGTCGAGGTATCCTCCGCATTACCTTGGAGCGTTATCGAGCAGCTGGTGGCTTCAGGGATTGCAGCTGCATTTTGAAGCAGTCTGAAGTTCTGGCCTTTGATTTTGCTCATAGTTAGTCGATGTTAGTGTCACATTGGTAGTTGAGCTGTTGCCAGTAGCAAGGCTTCAGTGAGTCATATTGCACAGGACCGGCCTGCAAACCCATGTCCTCTGGAATAAGGGCAAAATCCTCGTCACTGTCATCGCCCTGGTGTTCACGGAAGTATTCGCAGACGGTACGACGCACGGCCATTGCCAATTCACCCAGCTGCGGACGGGTCTCGGCACAGATGGTCACGCCTATCTGCACGTTGTCGCTCTCACCCTCAAAGTCATCATCCTTCGTCATGTCTTGGATTTGAAGACCGTCAAACGAGACGATGATGTAAGGCACGGGGGCGTTGTCGGCTTCCTCTTCAGGCAGCGCAATGGCGGTGTTATAGACATCGCCTGCTGGCAGCTGCTCGATGAGTTCAGCGTTGGAACGCAGGGCCTTGACGAATATGGCATCTGTGATAAGACTCATGCTATCAATGTGAGATGGTTAAAGAAAAAGCCAGCGG